TGCTTCAGTCCATAGATATGATCATCCCGACAGAGCCGGTCGATGATCTCATCGACATTTTCGGCAATGTCGCCCTACCTTTTGGTTCCTGGATTGAGGGCGCTCCCCTTTGGGAGTGCCTCTATCCGGACATGGGGTCAGAACCAATAGACCAAAGATTTGGACTATTTGGTGTTCTGTGGGCTCTTTTCGAGCTCCCAAAGTTGTACCCAGCCGGAGTTTTCTCCGACTCGGAATTCTTTGCCCTCGGATATATCAAACCTACCATTGAATTCAATGATGTAATTGATTGCAGAGTTTCCTCGCTCTCAGAGGAGGGCTGGAAAGCACGGATAGTGACCATCACACCTCTGTGTGTTGCATTACTGCAAATCGTGCTTAGGCACGTTCTGGACCCTTTTGTCCGTGCGGACCCTTTGATCAAGGTTGGGCTTTTGAGTAAAGTCAAACTCTATGATCTTATGGTGTCCCTCAACCATGGGATTCGACGTGGCATAGATCAAGATGGAATTCCATCTTTCTTCTATGAAAGTTGTGAGTCTGTTGACTTAACAACTGCCACGGATACGCCTTATCGGAAAGCGGTCAGATCGATAGTCCGACCGTTTGTCGAATCTGTTGTTCATACTGAACTTCAGAACTTCGCCGGTCTCGTTCTCGATATCGCTCTATCGGACCGTTCGTTTTCGGACAGTCCCCCCAACTGGTCCCACAAATGTGGAATCATGATGGGGGAGGCGATGTCAGGTGTCTACTTAAATGTCATGAGTGGCATTGTTCGTAGCAGCATTTCTGGCTTCATGGGGGCTTTCCCCCATTATCAAGGGTCTTCCGTAGAAGATGCAGATATCTTCATCTCTAGGAACCCTGAGGCCATTCAGGCGTGGATTGATCATTATGAGATTCCTCATTTTGACTCTGAGAGTTCTCAGAGCGGGGATGATGTCATCCTCTTCAATTCATGCCGTCCAGGACAGCAGGGCCGGTACCTAATACTTCTGTATCGGATATTCGGTCTAATTCCCAGTCAAAGTACCTTCTATTCATCAGGAACAGCGGGTACTTTCACTGAGGAATTCTGCTATCGCAATTCTCGTAGTAATGGATGGACTTTTGTCGATGTCATTAAGCCGAGATTATTCCTTCCGATCTCTGCGACGTCACTGGAATCAGTGATAAGTCGGATTCGCCAGATTTCTGGTTCACTCCGATACGTCTCAGACAATCAGGATTTTGTTGCCCGAGTTTCAGAGGCAGTTGACCGGATGATTTCAGGAAACCGTGTCATTAGTGACAGGATTTCCCGTTATCACTTGATACCGGCGCTACCTCCCTTCCTAGGTGGTTTGGACCATCCTGTCCAATACTCCTTAGGTTGGCAACTCGATTATCACCCCAGTGATCTAGCTTGGATTTCCAAGTTAGCACATTGCAGCGAAGAGGAATTCCTCCTCGTGAAATATGGCTGGGCGTTTGATGGCACGTTTGGCAGGGAGGATCACATCAGAAATCTGATGTTGATGCTCTACCATAACTTCAGCCAGCTTGAACCGGGGGCGGACGGGGAGGATTTCCTCCCACTTCAGACATATGAAGAATCTAGAATTCTAGATCGTTCCACCTTTCCTGGGTTCGCTGCATACAGTATCGAACTTGCTAGACTAAAGTCTAGTTTGGATCTTGCGACTCTCGATGAAATCATCGAGTCCGTAATTTCCGCAAGTCGATTTCTGTTGCTATTACACGGTGAGAAAGTTCCTGAGATAAATCCTCTGATTAAACTCAGGAATCGTTCTGAGTTCTTGATATCAAGAACCCGAGACCTTCCAGACTCAGACACTGAATTCAGTACTGAGGTTCTGAAGAGTCTCCACTGGCGATTTCGCACGTCTTTCAGAAGCAAGTTAACGATGAAACAAGAGTTTCTGACTTGGCTTGGTCTGGATTCGTTGCCTATGTTGTCGGTCCCTGTCCTACC